CAAGCCTGGTCGGCCTTTGAAAGGCCGGAAGCACAACACGATAAACATCTTAGATGTGAAGCGATGTTGTGTGCCAGGGGTTGCTGAATTATGGTGTTCCACCATTCAGTAATACCAAGAATTCTCACTTTATTACCGCCCTCAGGGGCAGTCATAATGCGAGATTTTGGTATGGGATCAGACTTTAAAAGAGCACATACGAAGATTTGATCACCTAAGGTGGAATCAAAACCGAGTCTGTGCATCTTCTCAACACCCATCCATGTCGAGGACTCACCGGGGAGATAATCTCCGAAGGTGAGTGTTTGTTGGTAAAACCAATCCTGGTCATACCGGTAAAGCTCGATATCGGGATTAATTCCACGATCCGGGTTACCGACCGTATGCCACCTATGGACTTCCTCTGAGTGAAACGAATAATTCGGTTCACCAGAAATCCACCTGGTGAGAGGCTTGGGCCTACACCAATGGCGGAACCTTGGCTGGCCCTTAGGGCAAAACAAGGTAAGTCCATGGATATGGATGGTCTCATCTTCATCGGGTTCAACTGTAAGGATTTCCTTGATTGAATCAAGGACCTCCATCACTCTCCCTCCATCTTGGATGGACCGCTCGTAACAGGCGGCTGAGGAAAGTGATATATGGGAGGAACTTCCAAGTTTGTGGTGTTTCATAATGAAACGACCAATCTGCTTGGAACACCTGAAGACATCTGAGATGATCTCAGGGTTATGGACCCAAGGCTCTGTAACAACACTCTTGAAGCGTGTTTTGGCCTGTCGTGCCACATCAACATCTCCCTCAGGGAAATGGCGTGAAGAAAGGAGATGTGCAAGCATCTCACCACGCTTGTGTGGTTTGCAAGTGCCGTTAATGACATCCTTGATTGAGTCAAGGGTCAATAGGGAACGGTACATACCGCTATAAAGCGGTTGTTCCTTTCCTTCAACGGCATTATGCAAATATAAACCAAAATTCTTCCATTCCTTACAGGATATGGTAAGATTGGTTAGAGATTCTTTAAAGATCCTCCTTACCAAAGGTAAAAGGACGTTTGACCTGATATGGTCATTGGCAAACCATAATGGATTGACCAAAATTAAAGAATCAATCACACAATTGAAAGATGCTTCAGCACGTTTGAGACGTGCATATGAGTGATTGGAGGCCCCCTGTGCAAATTCTGGTTTGAAACCAGCTTTCACAAGAGTCTTTTGTACAAGGTCTTTGTCTAAGACAAACCTATGTACAAATTTGCGTTTCCCCTTAGAGATAATCTGCTTTGGGGAATTGCGCATAAAATGTTCCACCAAACAACGCCTAAGGCGATACTTGTGGTGCGGTTTACCTGAGTTCATGATAAAGGTTGGTACTAAGTACTCATCCATATCGATGACCTCAGTAGGCACAGCCTTCCGCGGTCTACCAAG